AAAACAAGTTTCTTTGCACCCTCTGCTAAAGACCCTAGTTTATTTTGAAAGGACTTCATACCAGAATCAAACTTTCCTTTCAGTCTTGCTGCAGTTGAAGTTACTCTATCATATTGACTTCTTGCAAAAGCAGATGCATTTTTATATTGATTTTGTAATGCATTTCCAAGTTTGCCTAAGTTTCCACCAGATAGATAATTTAATCCCCTACCAGTATTTTTAACTACATCTTTAGCCCCTTCAAAAATTTTACCAAAAAAACCTTTTGGTTTTGGTTTGACTTTTTTTGCTTGTGCAAGTGCTCCTGTAGTGCTAGCACCACCATCAACTGCTTTATTATATGCTTTGATCTGCTCTTTAGTCAGACCCATTTTCTTCAATTTTTTATCAATTTTAACTCTACCCTTTGTTTTGGGTTTACCCTTACCACCCTTGCCCTTTTTACCCTTATCCTTATCACCAAACATATCAAAGGGATCAATTGCTGCAACTCCTAATGCGATAATCCCTACAAGATTGAATGCTTTATTAAGGTTCGACATGAACCCTTCAAATGTACTGGCAGCACCCTCTCCAAATTTATCACCAAGCCATCCCTTAGTTGCATCATATGCTTTCTGTCCCCATAATAAAAATGTTCCTGCAGCATCAACTATACCAATAATTAAATCAGCAACAAAATCAATTCCACCACTAATTGCTTTTATAATACCTTCTAGTTTTTCTGGACCAAGAGCAACTAACTTTTGTAGGATGAATCCGGTAATAATAGTAGTAATAAATTTTTTTATTCTATCAAAGAAACTCAACTTTGGAAGAGATAATCCCTTTTCTTTTTTTTCTTCTTTAGTTTTTTTCTTTTCTAATTTACCTTCTCTCTTATCACGATCTTCTCTCTTATCTTGCTTTGTTTTTTCTTTAGTAAGTGCTTTCTCTTCAGCAAGAGTTCCTTTAAGTATCTTATCAATCTGAACAACAGAGTTATAAATTGATTGGAGTATATTACCACCAGAAACACCAGCAACATCAGGAGTTTTAGACCCTGATGATTTCATAGTAGATGCTGGAATTAAAGTTGTCTTTGGTCTTACAGTTAAAGCACCACTCCTTCCTCCACTCTGTTGTGCCGATCCTCTACTAACAGATTTGTTTTGTTTCTTATCACCACGACTCATAACTTTCTTTGCCATAGCCCTACCACCAGACTTGGCCATTTGTCCACCAACTGCTCTTGCTGCTCCCCCTAGTAGTGCTAATGCCATATCTTAACTTATCCCCAGAACAGCCATCTTTTCTTTACTATTGATTGCTGATGGCACTAATGGAACCTTAGAAACAGATTCAGAAATAGGAGTTTGTTGTCCTGATGATGCTCCACCAGAACCACCAGAATTCATAACCGAAACTTTTGGTGTTGCTTTAGTTGGTGGTGCAGGTGGTGCAGACGGTGATGGTTTTGACCCCAAAGACCCACTAGATCCACCAGATCCAGAAGAACTAGAACCCATGGCAATTTTTTGCATCTTTGCAAGTGCAAGGAATCCACCAAAAGCACCTCCTCCGGATCCTCCACCACTAGAACTACTAACACTGGAACTGCCACCACCACTTGATGATGCTATAGGACCACCTCCAGGAGCAGTGTAATTTGGATTGCCACTATATTTTTTAAATTTATCTATCCTATCTTGTAGTCCATTGTATCCACCATTGATATTTTTAGTAACCGTTCTGACATCTCCACTTGCTGCTGCTGCACGATCTACACGTTCATTCCAATATGCAACAGCAACATCCGCAGCAACACTAGGTTTCTTTGCTAACTCTGGATTGCCTGCTAAGTCAACTCCAAGTTTGTTTCCATAGTGAGTGTAATTTGCACGGCCAGTAAGCTGGATATATCCCCTTCCCTTATATCTTTTTCCATCACCTTCTTTTGTATTGCCAAGATCAGACCTCCCCTCATAATTTGATCCGTCATGTATCTCCTCATCGTATTTAAAGTTTCCACTTTCATGTGCCATCTGTGCGAGGAACATTGCTCTCTCTGTAGGATCTGTATATCCTGCCTTATCCATTGCTGCTTTAAGTGATGACTCATTAAATCCACCACCACCACTACTACTAACTTCAGTCTCTTTTTTATCTTTCTTATCTTTTGATTTTCCAAAACCAAGAGCTCTTGCTACACCACCAAGAAATCCACCATCAGAAGACTCTTCTTCATGTTCTTGCTTATTTCTTCCACCAGGTTCTTTGTTTGTAGAAACTTCACCACCCGATGATGCATACATCATACCATTACTAAAAGATGGTATTCCAGATCCACCACCCATAGTATTCATAGATTCCATGGTGCCTTTGCCATATTTTTGAACGGCACCTTTACTCATTACATACTCACCAGGTGTGAGCATAGCAGGAACAGTATCTTTATTTCCCGATCCAGGGACTGTACCTCCCTTAGACATTTCTTTAGGTGGTACATCCTTTCCGTCAGCACCATCAGCACCATCCTTCCCTGGTGTGGGTTGCTTATCGTCTTCTTCACCACCAAATATACGACCCGCAAGCATCCCACCCCCCACTACGAGAGCACCTACTCCTAGGGATTTTTTTAATCCAAGTCTCTTAATACCTTTTAATAATCCAGGTATCAACTTTTTTAATAATTTTGCACTAAATTTTATTACACTTCCAATTAATTTAGTTGCAAATCTACCAAGACTATTTCCAAATAATAGATATGCAGCAAGCAATAATGGCCAAGTATTCTTTAAAAAATCTCCTATTGCTTTGAGTTTACCTTCATTTTTAGGATCACCCATCCAACCAACTATTTTTTGGAGAATTTTTCCTATTAAAATTGTTCCTATAAATTTAAGAATACGACTTAATAATCCCTCTACTGGTTTCAATACTTTTTGAACACCCTTTACCAAACCTTTGAAGATACCACTCTCAAGTTTATCTTCTTTGCCTGTTCTTTTTGATCTTTCTCCCTTCCTTCTTTCTTGGTCTGCAATTTTTTCCTTACTTTTTTGATCTTCCCTTAGAGTTCCAAGGATTGAATTAACACTTGCTAAAATTTTCTCTAATATACTCTGTTCCTTTTCTTCACCACCAGATTTAACCAGAGCAGCTGGATCAATTTTAGTTTTTCTTACAGTAAGTGCTCCACCCCTACCAGTTCCTGGAAGTGATTTTTGATTGGAACCAGCACGAAGAGATGATGTTTTCTTTTTAAATGTATCTGCTGTTATCTTTGTCTTCTTTACTTTAAATGTCTTTCGAGTATCTCTCTTTACTCTCTTAAATTCATCAGTAATAAGTTCAGTTTCTTCTGATGAAAGTTTGCTGCTAGACATTCTACCAGCCATCATCCTCTCTTTCAGAAGAGAAATATAATCTTCGCGATCTAAGTCGGCAGTAAAGTCTAACCCAAGCAACTCTGCTATCTGTGGATCTATACCAGTGTTAGTTTGAGTCGCCCTAGATGCCATTCGCTTGTTGATGTTTTAATTTTTCTTCTTCAAGATGCTGTTCCAATAACGCAACATAAATGTCACGTTCCCATGGTATCATATTTTCAATCTCAGTTAATGAATATTTATGATACTGCATCAAGGCAAAGTTTAGTTTAAAATAACTAACAAGACTCATATGTACCAGGGCTATGCGAAAAAACTTGCTAGTCCTTCCAGTACAACTTCACTTTCAACTTTTGTGTTTGGATTTGTCACTTTAATTTTATGTGACAACTTCGGCATTGTCTCAAAGAATGTTTCAATTGACTTAAACTGAGATGAATTCATCTGCTCTAAGAAGTCTTTGAGTTCTTTCTTAGTGCAATCATCTGCTGCCCATACATCATCTTCAGAATAAATTTTATCAACACAAGATGCAATCAAATCAAATGATTGATCCATTGCATTCTTATTTTCAAAATCAAAGTTGTTCTTAATAAACTGATCAAGAGATGGATACTTCATCTCCATCATAAGTGTATCATCAATTTTAATTTGACGAGTGTGCTCATCATTTTTTTGAACACGAATTTCATCTAGGTCAATACTTACAGGAACTTCTGTCGTCTCATCATCAGGACAAATAATATTTACTTCAATATTTTCTCCAACAGATTTTCCTCTGATGTTTAAAAATAGAAACTCAATATCAAATGTAGGAAGTGCTTCAACTTTAATTCCTTTTGTCTGAACACAACTTTTAATAACTGCTTTGATTGCAGTCGTAATTTGTTTTGTATCCTCACTTTCCAATGCAAGAACAAGAACTTTTTCTTCTTTTACTAGGAAGGGTCTGAACTGAATTGATTCTCCGGTTGAAGGTAATTCCAACTCATATGTTGGTGTTGCAATCTTTGGTAAAGGCATAATGTCTTATAGATGTATTTCAGTATTGTTATTTATTAACCAAGTCCCAATAGATTAGCAGCACGATTACCCATATTACGTAACTGTGCTCCAAATCTTCCCGGTTCAAAAGAAAATGGACTTGCATTTGGATCACTAAGAAGACTTTCTTTAGCTTGACTAAAGACATCTAAGAGAGAACCCTTGGATGAAATATTACTATTCGGTCCACTCTGAATGTATCTAATGTACGACATAGAAACAGTACACTTTAATAAATCATTTCCACTATATGATACTGGCATCGAAGATATACTCAAAGGAAATGATCTGATGAATTCATAGGTCATGAATTGTTGATAGTCTCTTTCAAATTTAAATATTTTTAATCCTTGATCAGCAGTGTATTCATCTGGATATGTGGGTCTGTAATTATAATTAATGTTTTTAGATTTTTCATCTTCATTCACAATGCCTTTCATCCAAGTTTCAAAAAATCTAATCGGAAGATAATTTGAGGCATCAACATAGAATGTAAAATCAATTCTATCATCAAACATTCTACGGTATGCGTGCTTCTCAGTCACACCTGTTCTATCATTATTAATATCCATCGTGGTTAGTTGTGAACCAGGAAGAGATGTATCAGTACAAAGAAGATTTAATTGACCTTGATTTGCACCAAGAACTTCATCCAATTTGGATTTTATTTTTCCATTTGGAAGAGCAATTTGAACAGCAAAGTAAGAGGTTAATGATGGTCGTAACAAGTTTGCTTTGACATCATCAACACTTTTTCTTCTTACTTCCTTTTCGGCGGGGTTTGCCATTTATAAATAATTTTTAACCTTATATATTATGTATGGGAGAAAGTATTAAAAGTAAATATAAACCATCATTCCCAAAGAAATATAAAGGCAATGCTAACAATATCATATGCCGTAGTAGTTGGGAACGTAGGTTTTGTCATTACTGTGAT